GTTAAAGTTTAATAATTTAAGGACTGTATCAAATTCAAATTTGACAGCTTCTTTCATTTTGTCTGATATTTCTAATTCGTCTAGTACTAAATTAATAGGTGACTCATCATTATTACCTACTATTGATTCATTTATTATATCCTCAATAGCGGCATCACATTCTGGTTGTGCTGCTATATCTCTGTATTTTAGTATCAAGTCAACTTCATTTTTAAACTTGTCGCCATCCATATCGATGTACGCGCCAAAATGACCGCCCGCTTGAATTACACCCGAGCCATCCTCGTCCGTCTTAGGAACGAATGAAGGTAGTTCCTTTGATTTAGAACTCTTTCTATTTATTTCAAAGCCAAATAATTCAGCCATACATTTACCTCAATATTATCCGAGGGGACATAAAATCCCCTCTTCTAATATTATTTATATACCTACGAAGTAGTGTCTGATTCCCAGTATTGTACCTGGAATTCAACTGTGAACTCTTCTATAGTATTTTCAGAGTCATAACTTACTTCTATCTCAGAAATGTTAGTTGGAAACAGACCTCTAAAGTCATATTTCTTTGTAACTTCTCCAGCCTTATTCAATTGTTCAACAATTGCGTCAGCTTGATAGTCAGTAGGATTTGATAATCCTGTATTTTCGTTATGTCCATTAATACCATTCATCCAACGTTCCATAGCGTTACGAACTGTGAAATCAACATCGTTGATTACAGTAATTGTCCATGGGTCAAATGTTCTGTCACCAGCTATTTGCAATGTTCTACCTCTGAATAATACAGGGATAGGTGCTATAATTGATGCAGGCATCTGAGCCGTCTTACACATGAAAGATGTTTGTTCAACATCACCTTGTGCATAACTTGGATAGTTCATAGTCACCTTGAAAAGGTTAGACCTTGCTCCACCGCCTACTAATTTTGATTTAAAATCGTCTACGCCTAATATTGCCATGTCTTAATCTCCTATGAACCTGAGATCTCGGAGAATTCTACTCCGGACCTCGTTGCTACAAAACTCAATGTTATGAAGTTAATACTTCTTGCTGGCTTGATAAAGATATCAGCTACAAATTTATTACCATCAATTACTGAGCTAGTGTTGTTAGTGGTATCGCAAACTACTGAAAAGTCTGAAAGTCCACGTCTACCTTTGACGTCTCTTAAGAACGGTTCAACTAAGTTTCTGAACTGTGCTCTTGTAAATTCGTCGTTAAATTCGAAAAGTTGCGCTTTAGCTGCTGTGCTAACCGCTTTTTCTAATGCGATAAAAAGTCTACGTACATTTATTCTATCGAATGCTGAAGGTCTACTTAATAAAGTTTTGTCACCAAATAGTAAAGTACCTTGTCCAGGTAACGATACTACAGGATTGACTCTTGCTTTATATAAAGAATCTCTATCTGCTTTCTTAGGATTAAATGCTAATTTAGTTACTCCTAAAAGTTGACCTCTGTTTACACCTGCTGGTGAGAACCATGCATCTGCCACATTATCTGTGTTAGCGCATAATCCTGCCATGTGTCCTGAAGCAGCAATATATCTGTATTTGTCGTTATATTTGTCATATACATATAATGCTGTTGAATCACATGAAGCGTAAGATGTTGATGTTAAACCATCAGCAAAAGCTTTTACGCTTGCTGCTGGAGTAGCATTGTTAACAGTGTCTTCTAGTGGTGGAGATATAAACGCCATACAATCTTTTCTTGCATTTACTATTGATATTAAATCTTCTGCAATTGCTTCAGCGCCATCGGCGTCTGCTGCTGCAAAAAGTAAGTTAACATCTACAGTTTCTGCATCTGATAAAAGATCGAATCCTGTTGCTATATTTCCGACTGTTGGTGAGTTACCATCAACTCCACCGGAAAGTGAGTCATCAATTGATGAAGTATGAGTCTTAAATAAGTTAGCGCCTTCACTGTCTGTGTTGGCTGCTTTCGCTGCTGCTAGGGTAAATCCGGCTTCATTTAAGTTTGCTGTATTATGGTCAATCCAACGAATATAGTTAGATTGAGTAGTAATAACATCAACGTAATAAAGTGAGGTACCATCGTCTTTCTTAGCATCTGAAGCTTGTGATACAAACCCAAATGTTTCTAATACTGTCCCAGCTGTTCCGGAGATTGCTCCGTCTTCATCTATAACTGCAATATGCAATTCGTCGTTTGAAACGCCGACTGCTGCTGCTGATGTAGATGTACCTGGTGCAGCATCAAAATTACCAGCATAAGTCCATCCACTAAATGGCGAAGCTCCTGCTGAAATCATTGATACCTTTAAGCTATTACCCAGTACGCCTGGATGTTTAGCTGCCCAATTACCCAAATTTAATTGACCCGCTGCATAATTATTTTCATAATCTTCATTATTTTTTATCAGCTGTCCTGTACCCTGTGCGGTCGCGTTCTTATGACCGGAAGCTACTCGAACCACTTTTAGTGCATTACCATACTTTAAAAAAGATGCTGCTACTAAGAAGTGTTTAGCTGTGGAATCGTCTGGAGCGCCAAAAGTCGCTGCAAGTTCTTGTTCAGAACTTACTGTTACTAATTGCTCCACTGGACCCCAGTTGAATGAGCCTGCGAATCCACCAATGCTGGTTGATACGGCTGGAACTACATTCGTTGCGTCGATTTCTTTTACCTCGACGCCTGGTGATACTTGAAATGCCATCGCTTTGTCCTCTATTTGAGTTAGTTAATATGTGTCATAATAAGAATATTCAATACATACTTATTTATAACAATTTGTTTTCTAACGAAGTAACTCAACTTCGATAGAATTGTACTCTATTATAGGGTTTTTATTTGATATTCCTACTATATCATGTTCGTATTGTATACCATCTTTAGACCATTTAAC